AATAAAGAACTTACATTTGAGATGTATAAGGACTATGCGGTATGTGCTAATGGAGCAATGTATCGTAAGGATGTTCGTGGTTTCCTTCCTGAACTGATGGATAAAATCTATCAAGAACGTACCATTTACAAGAAGAAGATGCTTGCTGCTGAGCAGGAATATGAGAAGACGAAAGACAAGCAATTGATTAAAGAAATTGCTCGTTGTAATAACATTCAGATGGCACGTAAGATTCAACTTAACTCTGCTTATGGTGCCATTGGAAACCAGTATTTCCGTTATTACAAACTTTCGAATGCTGAAGCAATTACTTTTTCTGGGCAAGTATCAATTCAGTGGATCATGAATAAGATGAATTCTTATCTCAATAAAATTCTTAAAACGGACGGTGAAGATTATGTTATTGCTTCTGATACTGATTCTCTTTATATCAATATGGGTCCTTTGGTTGAAACTGTATTCAAGGGAAGAGAGAAAACTACTGAAAACATTGTGTCTTTCCTTGATAAGGTGTGTGAGATGGAACTTGAAAAATATATTGAGAGTTCTTACCAAGAACTGGCGGATTATGTAAATGCCTATGATCAAAAGATGTTTATGAAGCGTGAGTGTATTGCTGAGCGTGGTATTTGGACTGCAAAGAAGCGATACATTCTAAGTGTTTGGGATAGTGAGGGTGTTAGATATGAAACTCCTAAACTGAAAATTAAGGGAATTGAGGCAATTAAATCATCTACCCCTGCGCCATGTCGAAAGATGTTAAAAGATTCTTTTAATATTATGATGAGTGGAAGTGAGGATAATATGATTGAATTTATTGAAAATTGTAGGGAAAATTTTAAAAAGATGTCTGCTGAAGAAATTGCTTTTCCAAGAACTGCCTCAGATGTTCAAAAGTATTCATCATCATCGAACATTTATGCCCCAAAAACTCCAATTCAAGTTCGTGGAGCATTATTATTTAATTATTATATAAAAAAGAATAACCTTACTAATAAGTATTCTTTGATTAATAATGGTGAAAAAGTTAAATATATTTTTCTTAAGAAACCAAATATTATTCATGAAAATGTTATTTCCTTTATTCAGGATTTTCCAAAGGAACTTAATCTTGACAAATACATAGATTATGAACTACAATTTGAAAAGGCATTTCTTGAGCCACTCAAATCCATTCTTGATATTATTGGGTGGAGTGTAGAAAAAACAGCAAACCTTGAGGCATTTTTCTCTTGATGGAATTACCTATTACCGAAAAAGAACTTGATACTATCATCAGTGCTATGCGATTAGGAGGAGATACTTCTCTATATCAAAAACTGTGGTGCTATAAAATGAACTATTTGAATAAGGATAAAAAGGAGAATAGATGATGGACTTTCTTAAAGATATTGTAAAAGAAATCGGTGACGACTATACTAAGTTGGCATCTGATATTGATGAGACAGAGACTTATGTTGACACAGGTTCGTACATTTTTAATGCACTGGTTTCAGGTAGCATTTTTGGTGGTGTATCTGGGAATAAGATTACTGCTATTGCTGGAGAGTCTTCTACTGGAAAGACTTTCTTCAGCCTCGCCGTTGTTAAGAATTTTCTTGATAATAACCCCGATGGTTATTGTCTCTACTTTGATACTGAAGCTGCTATCACAAAATCTCTTCTAGAAAGTCGCGGTGTTGATACCTCAAGATTTGTAGTTATTAATGTTGTTACCGTAGAAGAATTTAGGAATAAAGCACTTAAAGCAGTTGATCTTTATATGAAGAAACCTGAAGCAGAACGTAGTCCTTGTATGTTCGTTCTTGATTCCTTGGGTATGTTATCAACAAGTAAGGAAATTACTGATGCCTTAAATGAAAAAGAAGTTCGTGATATGACTAAATCACAACTTATTAAAGGTGCTTTCCGAATGCTCACACTTAAACTAGGTCAAGCAAATGTTCCACTCATTGTCACAAATCATACATACGATGTCATCGGAGCTTATGTACCAACGAAAGAAATGGGGGGAGGTTCTGGACTCAAATACGCAGCAAGTACAATCATTTATCTCAGCAAAAAGAAAGAAAAAGATGGAGCAGAAGTGGTCGGCAATATTATCAAAGCTAAGACTGCTAAGTCGCGTTTGAGTAAAGAGAATAAAGATGTTGAAATTCGTCTTTTTTATGATGAGCGTGGTCTTGATAGATACTACGGTCTTCTTGAACTCGGTGAGATTGGAGGACTTTGGAAAAATGTAGCAGGAAGATATGAGATTGATGGAAAGAAACTATATGCTAAACAGATTCTGAAAGAACCTGAAGTATATTTTACCGAAGAAGTAATGCAACAGTTGGACGAAATCGCACGTAAGGAATTTAGTTATGGAGAAAGTTGAGTTTCTAATTCTTAGAAACCTGTTACATAATGAAGAATATATCCGAAAAGTAATACCCTTTATCAAATCTGAATATTTTGAAGATGCAAATCAAAAGATTGTATTTGAGGAAATACTTTCTTTTGTTCAAGAATATAATCAACCAGCAACTAAAGAAGTGCTTTGCATTGAAGTAGAGAAGCGTCAGGATATTAATGACACTTCTTTCAAAGAAATTATTCAACTGATTTCTTCTCTTGAAGATGTTCCTGTTGAGTTCAATTGGTTAGTTGATTGTACTGAAAAGTGGTGCCGTGACCGTGCCATTTACTTGGCACTTATGGAGTCAATTCATATTGCTGACGGTAAAGATGAAAAGAAAAATCGAGATAGTATTCCTTCTATTCTTTCTGATGCTCTTGCTGTAAGTTTTGATACTCATATTGGACACGATTACTTACAAGACTATGAACAAAGATACGAAGCATATCACAAAAAGGAGGATAAAATTGAATTTGACCTTGAATACTTTAACAAAATCACGAAAGGTGGTCTCCCTAACAAAACTCTTAATATCGCTCTTGCTGGTACGGGCGTCGGAAAATCTCTATTCATGTGCCATGTGGCTAGCTCCGTCTTGCTCCAAGGACGGAACGTTCTGTACATTACGTTGGAAATGGCGGAAGAGCGAATTGCTGAAAGAATTGACGCAAACCTCCTGAATGTTCCTATTCAAGATATTGTTGACCTTCCAAAGCAAATGTTTGAGACTAAGGTAAACAATCTTGCGAAGAAGACACAAGGAACTCTTATAATTAAGGAATATCCTACTGCTTCCGCACATGCAGGACACTTTAAGTCACTTCTTAATGAACTTGCACTTAAGAAGTCATTTAGACCTGATATTATTTTTATTGATTACCTCAATATTTGTTCTTCCTCTAGGTATCGCGGAAACAGCAACATTAATTCTTATACTTTCGTCAAGGCAATTGCTGAGGAACTTAGGGGGCTCGCAGTTGAGTTTAATGTCCCGATTGTATCCGCTACTCAGACCACTCGTTCAGGTTATGGTAGTTCTGATGTTGAACTTACTGATACTTCTGAGTCCTTTGGTCTCCCTGCTACTGCTGACCTTATGTTTGCCCTTATTAGCACTGAAGAGTTGGAAGGTCTGGGACAGATTCTAATTAAACAACTTAAAAATCGGTTTAATGACCCAACCATTCATAAGAGGTTTGTGGTTGGTATTGATAGGGCAAAGATGCGTCTTTATGATTGCGAACAATCTGCTCAAACCGACATACTTGACTCTGGTAAAGAAGAAGAGTATGATTATGAAGAAAAGAAACCTAAAAAATCATTTGAAGGATTTAAATTCTAATATGACCCAAGTTATTGATACAAACAAATATATTGAATTTGTAAAGCAAACTACAAGCACTCCGTCTTCTGACCTTGCTGCATTACTTGCAAGGATTACTGAACTTGAAGCAGTTAGTGATTGTAATGTTCCACATCTTCTAACCGGTGCTCTTGGACTATCTGCAGAGGCAGGTGAGTTTGTTGAAATTGTAAAAAAAATTCTGTTGCAAGGAAAATCTTATACTGAAGATAATGTTATTCATATGAAAAAAGAGGCGGGTGACTGCCTTTGGTACATCTCTCAAATTTGTATTGCACTTGATACTAATTTTGAAGAACTAATGCAAATGAACTATGAGAAACTGAGTGCAAGATATCCTGAGGGGACTTTTGATGTTTATAAATCTGAAAACAGAGTAGAAGGAGATATTTAATTATGTCTAAAGAAAAACAAGTAACTATTAAAATGGATGCTCGTCAAGCGGCAGCAGTCCGTCAAATTCTTTTTGATGCACAAAAAGGATACACTTATGATGAGGTCAGTGTTCCTCCTCGTATTGCTGATGTTCGTGAAGTCATTCAACAACTTGATGATAGTATTGGTTCTGTAGTTGGTGAATAATAAATACTTAGAAAACGACAATGTACTTTTCTGAGTGGAGAAAATATCAAAGAGACAGTGAGATGTTCAACATTTCACTGTCTTTTATTGCAGAAGGAATATCAACAAAACAGTTTGAGAATATTGTCCATACCTTTTTGCCTTTTGTAAAAAGAGAACTTGGAATTAAAGAACTTCCAAAAATTCATTTTGTTGATGACCCAAAGTTTGCAAGGAGAATTGCAGCATTCGGGCAGATTAAAGATAATCGTATTGTAATTGATATCAAAGGTCGTCAGACGATGGATATCTTAAGAACATTAGCACACGAACTTACTCATTATAGTCAACATAGACGTGGAGTTCATGGGAGTGGGGCAGCGGGAAGTCCAACAGAAAATCAAGCAAATAAACTAGCAGGAACAATCGTAAGAAAGTTTGGAGAAAAGCATTCTAATTTATTTGTACTGCCTTCAGTTAATGAGGCAAAGAAAAGAAAGAAGAAAATAGATATTGATTCGGAGCATTATCCGATGGAGTTAGTTTAAATACTAAATAACTAAAAAAGTATTTGTAAAAAGATGTCTAGACTTACTGGAAAGGATGCTTTAGGTTTATTTGAAGCATATAATGCCGTTTACACTCCACAAGAAGAAATCTCTGAAGAGCAAATCTGGGAAGAGGTTGAAGAGTGGGTAAACTCACTTGTAGAAGAAGGTCATGACCTAAGTGAGTTTAGCTGGGAAGAAATGTATGATGCTTATTTGGATGAAGCAGGTAGTCCTGGTGGAGCAATTGCGGCTACTCAAGCAAGGCAAAGACAAGCACAAGCTGCTTCTGCAAAACAAGGATTGCAACAAGGTAAAACTTTTGGTGTTTCTGGAAACCTTGGATTCCAAAGTGGAACCAAAGTTAAAATGGACTCCGCTGCTACTAAATCTCAGGGAAGAACAGTTTTAAGATCCACAACTCCCCAAGGCGCAGGTCCTCGCGCAGGAACTTCTCAGTCAAGACCAAATCAAATCAATCTGGGTGGTCAGAAACTGTATGCCGCAAAACTTGGTGGTAAAGATGTTTATGTAGGTGCTAAAAAACCAGGACAAACTCCTGCTTCTCCTACAAAACCAGCAGCAACCACTCCAGCAAAACCAGCAAGACCTGCTGCTCCTACCTCTGCTAGACCTGCAGCAACTGCAAGACCTTCTGCTGCTCCTGCTGCTAGACCTGCAGCGACTGCAGCAGCAAAACCAGCACCTTCTGCGGCAGCAAAACCAGCACCTTCTGCGACAGCAAAACCAGCAACTCCTGCACCACAACCAAAGATTAAGCAAGATGTTGCTGATATCAAGTCAATGCAAGCAGCATCTCAAGCAAGACAAGCAGCACCTTCTCCCGCAGCAGCAAAACCTGCAGCAAAACCAACTCCAGCAGCAACAGGTTCTAAGAAACCTGGAAGTATTGTTTCTGGTTTTGATATGTTTGATGTTGTAAAAGGACATCTGATTGATGAAGGATATGCTGATACAGAAGAGGCAGCGATTGCTATTATGGCAAATATGAGTGAAGAGTGGAAAGCAAGTATTATTGCTGAAGAGCAACTTGATGAAATCAGCCTCAAAACTAAAATGTCTGCTTTCAAAAAAAGAGCAACTCATGATTTTGAATCTGATAGTGATGATGATAATTATACTAAGAGTGGTGAGAATAAAACAGATAAAATCAAAGCAAATATCGTTAAGAAGCACGGTAAAAAAGCAGGAGAACACGCAGAAAGAGCAGCACACGCCGGAATCTTTGGGCGTAAGAGTTTCTCTATGCCTAAGAAACCATAATCTAACTAAATAACCACGGAAGGTTGCTCTAACCCCTTGACTTTTTAGTTAAGGGGTTTTATAATATCTGAACTTGGGGGATTAGCTCAGTTGGTAGTAGCACTTGCTTTGCAAGCAAGATGTCATCGGTTCGAGTCCGATATCCTCCATTCTAAATATTATAGGAAAATAAAGTACCTATAATGTCAGATTCTGAAGTATTGCTTGCGATTAATACTGCATTGCAGGGTCTCCAAACTAAGGTAGTAAAAGCAGGTCCGAAGGTAGATAAGATTCGTGTGATTGCTGCTCAGAGAGCGGAGATTCAGGACAAAATATCAAAACAACTTAAAAGTATGAGAGTCAATTATGTTAATGAAATTGACAAAGCAGAATCATCCTTTCCAGTAACAAAAATTATTCTTTCAAAATCCATCATCAAATTAATATACAAAAAAGGTTCTAGTGGTGGATCGGGTGCTGGTGCCGCACTTACTAAACTTGCCGAATCATCTCAAGCACTTTATGCTGCTGTAGTTTTTAATGTTCTTGGTCGTGAAATGACTATTAAGGATGTAACAAAAGACAACTTTATGAGAGCTGCATCAACTGCAATTACTGATGAGAATATAAACAATATGATAAACAATCTTCCCGACGATTGGATTAACTCATCTATTGCTGGAGCAAATGCATTATTCAGAGCATATAAGGGAAAGGGAAAATTTACTTTTCATAGAGGATCTTCATTAGTTAATGCAATAGAAAAAACATTTACTTTGATTAATAGAGGGGAAAGTGCATTTGGAAATTTAAACAAATGGAGTCCAGCAGACATTTATATGGTAGGTGCTGGTTTTAACGTAGGAGCACTTCAAGCGGAGAGAACATTAAAGGGTCTGAATGAGAAAATGTTTGAATATATTCAAAATAATCAACTTATTGGTGTTTCTCTAAAGAAAATTACTGGTTCGGGTAGAATATCTAAAAAGAATTTCCCAACAGATAAAAAAATAACCACAGCATCTTTTAGGGGAACTACTACTAATCTTGATTCTATGGATGGATATATCCAGTGGGGATCTGCTAGTACTGAAAAAATTCAATTTAGAAGTTTTGGTGGAGATGTATCTTTAACTGGATGGCAGGGAGAGATTAAAGGTGCTTCTGCTAATCAGGGTAAAATATCTTTGGGACCTATAAACTTTATTTTAAAAAGACACGGACTCCCTCAATTACCATCATCATCAGAATCTGCCGCACTTGCAAAACAAAACAAAGATTCCCACTGCCAACAAATTACTCAAATGCTATTGTCTCTTGGGGTCATAACTGCGGATAAAATTCAGGAAACAACATCTACTATTAAGAATAACTCAGATAAATATCGTTATTCAAAGTATCTTGTGGCAAAACTTCTGACAACTGTAAAATCAGCTCCAAAGCAAATACAGGATCAGGTTGTTCAAGATTTTTATCTTTATGCCAGTTCTCAGGCAAGTTATTCTGCCCCGTATATTAAATTAGAATAAATATTAGTACATCAACGCACAATATGAAGAGTTTTTCCCGATTTCTAACAGAGGCAACTCAATCCCAAGCAGCAATGCAAGCCAAAAAACTTGGTTTGCGTGGAGATGGTCACGGAGGATGGGTTGACCGTTCTGGTAAAGTGGTAGCAAGAACTGACAAGGGGAAACTTAAGTTTACTGATGGTCGTCAGGCAAAGGGAGCACAAGAACCTTCTGCTGCACAACCCCAACAAACTGCTGCTCCAGTTCAACAACAACCTCAAGCAGCACAAGCACCTGCCCCTGAAGTTCCTCAGCAAGCACAGGCAGCACCAGAACAACAACCTCAGGAAGAACCCGCACCAACTTTAACTGTTGTATTTGGTCGTTTCAATCCACCAACTGTTGGTCACGAAAAACTCTTAAAAGCAGCAAATAGAGCATCTACTGGTGGAGATTTAAAAATATATCCATCAAGATCTCAAGATCCTAAAAAGAATCCTTTAGATCCTGATACTAAAATTTCTTTTATGAGAAAGATGTTTCCCGAGTATGGGGAAAGAATCATTAATGATTATAAGATGAAGACCATCTTTGATGTTCTTGTAAATGCAAATCAAGATGGATATGGAAGTGTAAATATCATCGTTGGATCTGACCGTCAGGCAGAGTTTGAAAATCTTGCTCAAAAATATAATGGAGACCTTTACACTTTTGATTTAATTCGTGTAATTTCTGCTGGTGTTCGTGATGCTGATGCTGAAGGTGTAGAAGGAATGTCCGCATCTAAGATGAGAAAGGCAGTAATGGATGATGACTTTGCATCATTCCGCAGAGGAACTCCAAAGACACTTGATGATGCAGAGACAAATAATCTTTTTAATGCTGTTCGTCAAGGAATGGGTGCAAAGAAAGCAAAGGTAAAAAAAGAAAGTTATCAACTCTGGCAGATTGCTCCAAAGTATGATATGAGAAATCTTCGTGAGAATTATGTGAGAGGTAAGATTTTTAGAATGGGTGATAAGGTTGAAAACTTAAATACTGGACTGGTTGGCGAAGTAATGCGTAGAGGAACCAATCATTTAATCTGTGTGACCGAAGAAGGTTATATGTTCAAGTCCTGGATTAAGGATGTGATGGAATATACTGAAGTTAAGATGGATAGTCCTATGAGAGATAAGAAGCATCCTAATACACTTGTAGGAACTTTAGGTGCTTTTAAACATTATGCCTCATTGACTCCCGGTGCTGTGGGAACAAATAGTAAGTATCTTCAGCACGGTGGTAAGGCATATGGTATCAATTTCATAAATAAGTATAGAAAAATAAAAGAAAGCACTTATTCTAATGGATACTAATATTGTAAACGATATTACTGAAATTTATTTCAATCAGATTGTTGGCGAGCAACTTGATGAAGAAGTTGTATCTGAAGAATCTGAAGATGCTAACAAGAGAAAGGTTGTAGTAACCAGAGCAAAAAGAATTAAGGATATTAGAAGTAAAAAAGAAGCACTCGCTCATCTTCAAAAGCACGCTAAGCTTCAGAAAGCAGGAATTGCTGACGAAGTTGAAATTGATGGTCAGTTAGTTGATGAGGAAAAGGATGAGGATGATTTAGAATCTCTTCAAGGTGATACTCAAAAATCTATTGATAAAATGAAAAAAGGTAATAGAAAAGTAACTAGAGCATCTGCATCTATTGCTGCAAGTAAAGCAGAAAGAACTGCAAGAGGTATGCACCCAAAGGCAGGAAAAACTGGTGCTTATCGTATTGAAGCATTAGATCCAGTAGGAAAAGAAGATTCTGACATTGACAATGATGGTGATACTGATAAGTCAGATAAGTATCTCCATAAGCGTCGTAAGGCAATTGGTAAAGCAATTGCAACTCGCAAAGAGGCATTAGATCCTGTTGGTAAGGAAGATGATGACATTGACAATGACGGAGATGTAGATAAGTCGGATTCATATTTAAAGAATCGTAGAAAAGTTCGTGGTGCGGCTATAAAAGTTACTAAAGAAGGTTTCTCAAATTGGAGAGGAGATCTTATTGAAGTCACTGATAAGATTAAAACAAACAAGGGTGAAGAACCAAAAATTGTAGAAAAAGCAGTTAATAATAAGATTAATATTAACCCAAAACTTGACTTAGGAGAAGTTGCACAAAATCTTGGTGGAACTCTTCTTGAAATGGTAAAGATTGAGGACTTTGAAGGAGTTTTAGATGAACTCACTGATTCTGAAATTTTCTTATTAAAAGACGATTTAATTGAAAGCATTGTAGAGGAAGTTTTTGTTGAGTGCATTGAAGAGGGTTATGATCTGACTGATATTGAGAACACTCTTCTTGAATCTCTTGAAATTTCATCATCAATTCTAAATGAAGAAACCAATGTTGATAATACAATTAGAGAAAGCAGATTAGAAAAAGTCAAGTCAGCAGTTAAGAGTGTAGCAAAAGGTCTTGCTCGCGGTGTTGGTTATGTTGCGGGTGCTGCTGTAAGAGCAGCAAAGGGTGCTGGTAGAGAAATGAAGTCGGGTTATGAGAGAGGAAGACAAGGTTCTTCTTCATCTCAACAGAGTTCATCTGATTCTGGTGAATCTGGTGAATCAAAGGATTCTGGTGAAACTAAGAAACCAGGATTACTCTCAAGAATTGGTTCTAAACTGAAGAGAGGTCTTAAGAAGGCTATTGCCAAAGGTGCAAGAGCAGTTTCTAGAGGAGCAAGAAATGTTGCTCGTAAAGTAGAAGGTGGTGAAACTAAAAAAGCAGAAGCACCTAAGGCAGCACCTAAGAAAGCAGAAAAAGCAGAAGACCCTTGGGCAGGTAGTGCAACAACTCCACCTAAGACAAAAGCAAAAACTAAAAAACCAGCAGCACCAAAGGCAACAGCAAAAACTCCTGCAAAGAAAAAGAGAACATCTAAGTTAGACGATTTACTTGCCTCAGTAAGAAGCGAAGAAATGCAGATTAATGAAATGCCCTATCAAGTAATGGGTTCTCCTGATGGAAAGAAGGAAAAGAAGATTGGTAAACCAGTGAAGAGTAAAAAGTATGCTGACGCAAGAGCATCAGAACTTGAAGATACTCATAAAAAAACGGGGGGCAAATATCGTTCTCAGTATGTGGAAAATGTCCAAATTGATGAAAAAACTTTGACAGATAAGGAGACATCTGAAAAAGAAAGAATTGTAAAGTCCATGAAATCAAAAGAATCGGACTTTGAAAAGAGATATCCTGGTCGTGGTAGAGAAGTTATGTATGCCACTGCTACTAAGATGGCAAAGAAAATGGCAGAGCAAAACCTTGATGAAATTGCTCCATTAGTTGCTGGCGGATTAGCATTAGGTGGTGCCGCACTTGCTGGAAAGGCAATCGCAGATAAAATGTCGCAAAGTAGAAAGAAAGTAACTAGTGAAAAACCACCTACAGCAAAACCATCCCCAAATGCTTCTTTATCGGATAGAATGAGTCAAAGAAACGCATTGATAAATTCAATCAAATAATTTCTAAATAGGAGAGGATACTCTCTTACGGAGGACATTATGGGAGCATTAGTAGCTGTTGTAAAACCACTTCTTCTTGCCGCACTTAATTCTTGTCATACCAAAAGATTAGTATGTGAACTGATTGATCGTTATGTTGATACGACTGATAATGATATTGATGATATCCTTGCAGCGACTGTTAAAAAAGCACTTCTTAGAGATTGCTGATGTTAAGTTGTTTAATTTTGAATTGGGGAGTTTCAGTAACTTTCGCTTTTCTTTTGGCATTTTCCGAATATCTTTCTAAAACAAAAAGATTTAAAGAAAATGGAATACTTGACTTAGTTTCTAATTTTTTAAAAGTTGCTTTAAATAGAGGAGATCAAAAGTAAGATCTCCTTTTTTTATAAATATCTTATAGCAAATAAATTTAAGGTAAAGAGAATGGCACTCTGGGGTAATAACGATTCAGTTTATTCTGTCGGAACTATTGCCGTCAATCTTGGTACTAACACCGCAACTGGAACGGTTGGTGTTGTTACGTTTACTACTGCAGGTATCAAGACCGGTGATATTTTAACTGTTGGGACTGGCGGAACTTATGGTCAAGCAGTTATAACAGGATTTACGTCCACGACTATTTCTATTGCTGGCACTGATGCCTTCATTTCGGGAGTTTCTACTATTCCAGCAGTAGCTTACAATATTAATCAACAACCAATTTATACTCTATTTGATAGCACTTTTAATAACAAAAACGATTCTGCTGCTACATTCCAAAATTTTGGAGTAACTGGAACTGCTACCACCAACGCTGGAATTGGAACTAACATTATTCCTGTTGTAGTTGGAACCCGCGACGTAATTGTTGGAGATGCTATTGTAAATGGTGGAAATAATATTGTAATCTCAACAATTGGTGCAACTACAATAAGCCTTGCTTCAACTATTTCTGCCGGTATTTCTACAGGAAATACTATTCAATTTAGAAGAAGGGCTGGTGGATATTTTAAAGATGTATTTGGTGTAGATGCAAATGAAGTTTCTACTGCTTCTACAACTGCTTATGCTGTTGGTCATAGTGGCTGGGTTGGAATTATGACTTATATTGATTGCAGTGGAGCATTAAGAGTTAAGCACGAAGTTCTCGTTGCTGGCGGAATTAATACAACCACTGATGCTAGTGATGATGGATTCTTCCTTCCCTGATAATATATGATATTTAATGAACTGAATGAGGATAATTTCCTTTTATTTGCAATTAAACATTATGAAAATCCTCAGGCAGTAACTAAGGAAGATTTTGAGAAGGATTTAAATCATTTCAAATATATTAAAAGATTATTGAAAAGATATAAAAGAGAAGGTGAATTAAAAACTCACCTTCTCCTCAATCATTTTATTATTCTTTATAATATTTTTGGTGAGGCAACGACTCCAATGTTGTTTTTTAAAATTGAAAAGGATTTGTGGTCTTTTTTAAAATCCTTTATTATATTTCTTGGAAGGCTTCCAGAATATCCAAAGACGAAGATACACGATATACCCGTTGACATAGATTGTTTAGCACAACTTTATAAAATCTACAATGGAAAAGAAGAAGATTGATAGAGTAATTGAAGCATTTCGCAATTATATAAATTTGAAAGAGGAAATGATGACTACTCAAAGTACTCCAGGTAAACCTGGACTTAGTGCTGATGCGGATGATAAAGGACCAGTTGCTGGTAGAAGTCCTAAAATGTTCTTGTTGGCAAGAAAGTTTGCTAAGAAATATGCAAAAGGTGGTCCTGGTTCAAGAAAGAAATGGTTAGATTATCTAAAGAATAAATAATTTCAATACTACTTGAGGTATTTGTTTCATAGGGGTAGTAGGAGAAATAATCACCTCAAAAACAATGTTTAATCAAAATACATCTGCAGACACTAAAATTGCTGTCCTAGAAGAACGACTTTCTGCATATGAAGTTATGATGAACAAAATAGATGAAGCAATACAATTAATGGGTAAGACAAGTCAGAACATTAGTAAAATGCTGGCAGTCCACGAAGAAAAAATTGACCAGTGCAACAAAACTGATGACCTAATTTCAAAAATGCTTAATGACTTAAAAGATGAAAGTGAAAAGCATTGCGAAGCAGTAAATAATAGAATAGAAAAAATAGAAACCAAATTAGACGAGTTTGTAAAATATCGTTGGATTATAGTTGGTGTTTTTGCAGTTGTTTCTTTTGCTCTTTCACAATCTAATATGGTTGTTGACTTTTTAACTCCTGATAGTTCTCAAGTACAGATACAACAAAAATAAATAATTGAGTGTTGGCGTTAGAGCCAATGAAAACTCAAAAAAAAGTCACTCTCTATACTCTACAAAAAACAACAAACTCTGTTGTAAAGTGGACTGGAATAATCACCTCTCATTGCCTTGACAAGTCCAAATAAACTGGTAGAATACATCAACTGGATACTGTTTGATTATGGACTTTGTTGATGTAAAGTACATCAATTTGATTTCTGCGCGATTTCAAAAGTTTAAGAAAGTAAAGCACAATCTCTACAACTTTCGCTGCCCTATTTGTGGAGACTCGCAAAAGAATAAGAATAAAGCACGGGGATATTTGTATCAAGTTAAAAGCAATACAAACTTTAAGTGCCATAATTGTGGACTTAATATTTCCTTTAATAATTTTCTCAAACAATTAGACCCAGTAATCTACAAGCAATATACTTTTGAGAAATTTAAGGACGGAAAAACAGGTAAGAACTTCACTGTAGAGGAACCAAAGTTTAACTTTGAGACCCCAAAGTTTAAACCAAAATTGGATTTACCAAAAGCGTCTGAAAATCAAGCATCAAAACTATACTTAGAAAAGAGAAAATTAAATCCGGATAAATTTTATTATAGCGACAAATTTAAGGAGTGGACTAATTCTCTTCGCCAAACATTCGACAGTACAGAAAGAGATGAACCAAGGATTATTATTCCTTTGTTTTATCAAAATACTTTAGTCGGATTTCAAGGAAGAGCACTTGGTCCAAATAAGATTAAATATATTACCGTAATGTTGAATGATGATGCCCCAAAAATCTATGGTCTTGATGAGATACAAGAAAGTGAAACTGTCTACATCACCGAAGGTCCATTTGACTCAACATTCATTCGCAACGCGATTGCTTTATGTGGAGCTGATGGTGATGTTAGTAAGTGGGGTATTAACGATCCTGTTTGGATTTATGATAACGAACCACGTAATGCAGAAATCCATTCAAGAATCTCCCGCGTCATTGATAGAGGAGAAAGGGTCGTCATTTGGCCTTCAACAATAAAGGAAAAGGACATTAATGAGATGATTCTATCTGGACTGAATGTTCAATCTGTGATAGAATCAAACATATATTCTGGACTAGAAGCAAAACTAAAATTTACCACTTGGAAGAAAATATGAGTAACGGAACCAAAGTAAAGAAGCGTGATGGGCGCATTGAGTCGCTTGACTTAGACAAGATGCATTTGATGGTTGAAGAGGCGTGTAAGGGTCTTGCAGGGGTCTCTGCGAGTCAAGTTGAGATGACCTCTGGTATTCAGTTTTATGATGGAATTACGACAGGAGAGATTCAAGAAATTCTGATTCGTTCTGCTTCGGATCTCATTGATCTTGATCATCCTAATTATCAGTATGTTGCTGCTCGTCTGCTTCTTTTTGCAGTTCGCAAGCAACTTTACGGAAAGATGAGGGAACTTCCTACCCTTGAGCAGCACATTTACAACTGTGTAAATGCTGATGTTTATGATAATGAAATTTATACTAAGTATTCAAAAGAAGAGATTGAGAAATCTGACTCTTATATTGATCATGACCGTGATTTTCTTTTCACTTATGCGGGTCTTCGTCAAGTAGTTGATAAGTATCTTGTTCAGGACAGAAGCAGCGGTGGAGTATATGAAACTCCACAGTTCATGTATATGATGATTGCTCTGACTATCTTTGCAGAGTATCCAAAAGAAACCAGAATGTCATATGTCAAGAGGTATTATGACGCAATCTCAAAGCACAAAATCAACATTCCCACACCTATCATGGCAGGGGTTAGAACTCCACTTCGACAGTTTGCTAGCTGTGTTCTTGTTGATGTTGATGACACCCTCGATTCTATCTTTAGCTCTGATATGGCAATTGGCAGGTATGTTGCACAAAGGGCGGGAATCGGCATCAACGCAGGTCGCATCCGTGGCATCAACAGTAAGATCCGAGGTGGAGAAGTTCAACACACTGGTGTTGTCCCTTTCCTCAAAAAGTTTGAAGCAACTGTCCGATGCTGCACTCAAAATGGCATCCGAGGTGGATCAGCGACTGTCCACTTCCCAATCTGGCACCAAGAAATCGAAGACATCCTAGTGCTGAAAAACAATAAAGGTACGGAGGATAATCGTGTTCGCAAACTTGACTACAGCATTCAAATCAGCAAACTCTTCTATGAGAGGTTCATTCAGGATGGTGAGATCACACTTTTCTCCCCACATGATGTACCTGGACTATATGATAGCTTCGGACTCCCTGGTTTTGATGATCTCTATGTTTCGTATGAGAAAGATCCGACCATTAAGAAAAAAACTATTAAAGCACAGGAACTTATTCTTAACCTCCTTAAGGAACGTGCGGAAACGGGTCGTGTCTATATTATGAACATTGACCATTGCAATTCACATTCTTCCTTCAAAGATAAAGTGAATATGAGTAATCTCTGTCAGGAAATTACACTTCCAACCGATCCTATTCAACATATTGATGATAATATTGGAGAGATTGCTCTTTGTATTCTTTCTGCTATTAATGTTGGTAAAGTAAAGTCAGATGAAGAACTTGAAGAACTTTGCGATCTTTCTGTTCGTGGTCTTGAAGAACTCATTGATTATCAGAAGTATCCTGTAGTAGCAGCAGAGATTGCTACAAAGGCACGTAGGTCTCTTGGAGTCGGTTTTATTGGTCTTGCTCATTATCTTGCCAAACTTGGGTTTAATTATGATTCTCAAGAAGCTTGGGATGCTGTTCACGGTCTTTCGGAGTCATTCCAGTATTATCTTTTGAAGTCATCTAATCAGATTGCAAAAGAAAAGGGTCATTGCGAATACTTTGGACGTACTAAGTATGCTGATGGAATTCTTCCCATTGATACTTACAAAAAAGATGTAGATGAAATCTCTTCCATTGCATATGAACACGATTGGGAATCTCTTAGGAAATCTATCCTGGAGTATGGTCTCAGGCACTCAACATTGTCCGCACAGATGCCATCGGAGAGCAGTTCCGTTGTGTCAAATGCCACTAATGGAATTGAACCCCCAAGAGATTATCTGTCCGTTAAGAAATCCAAAAAAGGGCCACTCAAGCAGATTGTTCCGCAGTATCATACTCTTAAGAACAATTATACGCTTCTTTGGGATATGCCTAGCAATCGTGGTTATATCAATATTGTTGCTGTTATGCAAAAATTCTTTGATCAAGCAATTTCTGGAAACTGGTCGTATAATCCAGAAAATTATGCCAATAATGAAGTTCCTACTTCGGTAATGGCAAATGATTTTCTGACTACATACAAGATGGGATGGAAAACTTCATACTATCAAAATACTTATGATATTAAAACTGATGAGGTAGTAGAAGAGAAGAAATCCGAGTTGGAAGATCTTCTTAATGAGTTAAGTTCAGTAGAGGAGGGAGAGTGTGAATCCTGTGCAGTTTGATTTCAAAGTGTCTTCTGTGGAAGAACAACAAACAAATATTCAAGGAATGACGGTTTTTAATACCGAAAAAGTAGACACCAAAAAGCAACCAATGTTTTTTGGAAAACCTCTTGGAGTTCAAAGATATGATTCATACAAGTATCCTATCTTTGATAAACTGACTACTCAACAACTTGGATACTTCTGGAGACCCGAAGAGGTATCCCTCCAAAAGGACCGTGGAGATTATCAAACTCTTCGTCCTGAGCAGAAGCATATCTATACTTCTAACCTGAAGTATCAGATTATGCTTGATTCTGTTCAGGGTCGTGGTCCTGGTATGGCATTCATTCCTTATTGTTCACTTCCCGAACTGGAAGCATGTATGGAGGTGTGGGGATTTATGGAGATGATTCATAGTCGCTCATACACTTATATCATCAAGAACATTTATTCTGACCCATCTGAGGTGTTTGATACTATTATTGGAGATGAGCGTATTCTAGAACGTGCTAAGAGTGTAACTGAGTCATATGATGACTTTATTCAATCGGCACAAACTTATGGGACATCTAGTGATTGGATGTTTAGGCTTGAGGGAGTACAAAACGCACAACAAACGCTTAACGATGTCAAAAGAAAACTGTACAGAGCAGTCGCAAACGTTAATATTCTTGAAGGTATTCGCTTCTACGTTAGTTTTGCTTGTAGTTTCGCTTTTGGTGAACTCAAGCTCATGGAAGGATCGGCAAAAATTATTTCTCTTATTGCAAGAGATGAAAATCAGCACCTAGCACTTACTCAGAACATTTTGAATAAGTGGAGGGAAGGTGATGATCCGGAAATGCAGAAGATTATGAAGGAAGAAGAAGAGTGGACTTATAAGATGTTTGATCGTGCTGTAAATGAAGAAAAGAAATGGGCAGATTATCTGTTCAAAGATGGTTCTATGATTGGACTTAATGATAAACTTCTTCAGCAATACGTAGAGTGGATTGCAAATCGTAGATTAAAAGCAATCGGTCTTAAACCACAGTATGATATTTCGGCAAACAATAATCCTCTTCCTTGGACCCAGCACTGGATTTCTTCCAAAGGTCTTCAGGTTGCTCCGCAGGAAACTGAGGTAGAATCCTATGTAGTCGGAGGCATTAAGCAGGATGTTACCAAAAATACTTTCGCAGGATTCCAACTATGATGAATGGTGTGAACAGGAAATCATAAATGCCTATAAAGAGGCAGCAGAATGCGATGAGTTTATGTTTGGAGATTATGACTTTTGCAATGAATGGCTAGGTGTAAATGAATAATTTAATATAGATAAAGGAGGTTAACCCTCCTTTTTTAATGTCTAAAAATCAAGTAACAAAAGATGAACTTAAGGTTCGCGTTTTAAAGTTGAAAAATAATCTTTATAATGAACATATCAGACATGATATGGATATGAAAGGACTTGCCCATAAATATCTGAACGAAGTTCTTGATATTATTGATGAGTACAGATATTGACTATGAAAACCCTTGGACATATAATGGAAAAGTGTTTGGTTCAAGTGATATTCAAGATCATTTTGGTTTTGTTTATCACATCAAGAATAATCTTAATGGTAGGGAATATGTTGGGAGAAAATATTTTTGGCAGTTTAGGACTCCGAAAGGAAAAAAACGTAAAGTAAAATCAGAATCTAACTGGAAGGAATACTATGGGTCTTGTCCGGAACTTAAAGAAGACATTGACAAATTTGGCAGAGAAAATTTTAGTAGAACTATCTTATCATTACATAAAACAAAGGGCAAAACAAACTTTGAAGAAACCCGACAGTTATTTGCACATAACGTCCTCACCGAAGGACTTGACGACGGAACCCCAAGGTACTATAATAGCAACATCCTCAACAGATACTTCAGGAAAGATTATTATGGAAACAACGACTGAAGATATTGTCGCACACGTAAGAACCTGGTCTCTTGATCGTGCCGCAGATATGAGTATTGATAAAGAGGATGCTCGTGCCATTCTTGCAGAGTTCTATGAATGGATTGAACCTGAAGGTGATGAACTTGAGATTGTTTCTCTAGAACCTGAGGATTGACAAATCCTAAATATTAACTTATTATGTTAAAATCCCTGTTATGAGCAGGGTTTTTTATTATGAGATTTTGAAAGTGATTTAGAGCCGTGGGGTCTGCCCTCTGAGAAGAGGGAAGTGCGCTTTCCCTATACGGATGTAGAGTTCTATTAATTTTAATGCTTAACTTCTTTACTGTAGCCC